TTTAGTTGATGCATGATCCGATTGTGTTGGTTCGCCTATTCTAAGATTTCCTGGTGTAATATTTGTGATAATGTTTGCTGAAGAATTTTGATTGGTCGACCCTAGTACAAATTCCGATTGGTCAGCATCATAATAAAAAATTTGATCATTGTTTGAACCTTGGTTGAAGAACAAACCAGAATCTTCTGTGCCCGCTGTTGAATTATTTCTGTTGACTTCGATAAACTGGTCCTCGACTGTAAGTGTCTGAGAGTCAACAACAGTCTGTGTGCCATTTACGGTGAAGTTACCTGGGATCCTTACTAATTTTGCATCAAGTGTTATGGTGTGATCACCTGCTCCGGAGTTGTATCCGTCACCTGATTTTACTGTGTAATCACCCGAAGTTCTGAGAATCTTTGCCATGTAAAACTATTTATGTTGCAAATGGGGGAGACAGAATCTCCCCCATAAAATCGCTAATGATCTGGTTATTATAGTCCAGCCTCACGTACGATATCAATGTTACCGTGTCCAGACTCGATCGACACATCAATGTCAGATCCTAGAGTGTATGGCACGTGACCATTTGTACCGTCAGTTTTCGTATAGTGAACTGTGTTGTTGTAAAATCTGTTCACGTATGCAACTGTTGAGTCATCTAAAACTACTTTGACATGGAATGTGCCGTTAACTGATAATGTTGCATCAGTAACTAATGTCATCACTTGTTCAGATGAATCATCCAAGTGTATCTTGAATCTTCTAGATCCTCTTTGGCTAACAATGTAAGCAGTTGTTGAGGCAGTGTTTGAACCACCTGTTCTGTATCCGGATACCGCAATTTTATTCACTGTATCTGCACCAAAACTTGTACCAACAAACCTAGATTTTTTAATTGGTCTTCCCATTTTGTTTCTCCTTTGTTCAGAGCCTAATGTGAGTTCTACTCACTACGCGGTTGTTTTCCGCATAAGTCCCTACTTGGTGTAGGGCTCTGTTTGAACTGACAATATTTACCAGTTACAGTAAATAATAATATGCTAGGAAATAATTTTGTAAAGAAATGCATAGAGTCACAGGTATTGCATGATCCTTGGCCACACACAGTCACCGAGGACCACATAGATAAAGATAGTTTCGACAAACTTCATCATGAAACACAAAAACTTTTAGAGATAAGATTACGTGACATGCCCACGCACAAGACAACAACAGAAAACCATATTACACCAAGCCAATTTAAAAGTTTCAACATTGATTGGCGAGATGAAATAATGGACATTGCCAAGGCGATCTACGATAATGCCAAAGAATTGTGTGGAGTTTTTCCAAAGCACAGATGGAATGACACACTTTGCATTGCAGGATATATAGGAGTCACACCGCCAAAACCTTATGATCATATAATACATTGTGAAACACTGAACAAGATATGGTCCAGCGTGACATACATTACACCACAAAACAACTGTGGTACAATGATGTATACAGAAAATAAAAAAGAAAGCCTAGTGAAAGAAGCACCATGGCGTCCAAACACATCTATGATATTTTCTGGTGTAGATAAAAAGACCTGGCACAGTTACAACAGCACTGAAGAATCAAACAGAATTACCCTAAACTTTTTTATCAAAGTCAGGAGTAGTACTAAAGAATATCTTTATCCTTAAGATAATTGTAAATCCTTTTTGCAATTTTTTTATTAGTATGTACAGTTGGATGTTTTTTATGGAAAACAGTTTTTCTCTCATTCCAAAATTCTATCTTCTTGTGTGATTCTATCACTGATTTTTTGAAATAATCACAACTGTATTTGTATTCCAACCAGTACACAGTTGGGTCAAAGTCGTTGTCTCTGAAATCTGGATACAGCCATTCTGTGATACTAGGCTCGATAACATTCATGTCACCTGCTTGTGCCTCGTGTATTCTCACACAACCGCCTATTAGATTGAACGAGAAGCATTCTATTAGATTACATTTTTTGTAAAAAAGATCTGAATAATATTTGTAATCCTTTTCACAGTCGTTGGTGGAATACGCTATGGTGTTGTTCAGATATGCCTTGTAAATTTCTCGCAATAATCCTGTCTTGTAGAAAATTATTATATCATCCTTGTGTTTAATTTTTTCTAGGGCCATGAAAGCCTCTTGATTTGAAAAGCCATGGTCCGCAACAGTGATCACTTCTAAATCGGTTAACTCTGACAGGAAATGCCCCGGACCCGGATACAAAACATATTTCTTCTTTGGAGCGAACTTGAATCCGTCAAGATCTTGGTAATTAAAGCCGTTCTCATAACTGTGAGTGCCCCAACTATCTCCTGCAACAATTATTCTCCTCATGGAATATTTAAACAAAAAAAGGGTGGTGCATACAATCCGAAAAAATTTATACACCACCCCTATAGGTTTTACGTATTTCTAGATTTTTATATGATTTCTTATAGATTACTTTCTATTGTAGATGTGATATAAAATCCAAACTGCTACTAAACCTAACAGACCTTGGTCTGAAAAGCCTTGCAGTACGCCCTGGACGTTTCCTATTACAGAAACATTTGGCCAGAACGGAATACCTTGACCATTGAAAAGGATTTCTAAAACGATCCCTAACGCGATTAAACTTACGCCCACGTCAGCGATACCTTTTGCCCATCCTTTTATCTTGTTAAGATAATCCATGTTGGACCTCCCTTGTGTTAGATTCTTTATGAATCCGTCAATTATTTAGAGTCGGCGTAAAATGATAAAACTATCACATTTGGTCTGCGAATGGTATGAAAGCAAAAAAAATTGGTTTATCTATGCACAAAACTCTTCGTACAATCTGTAATCGTACTGATTGTAACCTTTGTGCCAATGTTTGAAATCTGCGTCTAGGTCAGAATATTTTTGCACAACGTTGTAATCCTTGTCACCTTGATTGGATTTCAGCATAGGTTTTTCTGAAACTTTCATCACAGCACTCAAATGTTTCCAGTCACGGTCAAAATTTTTTGTGTCAAACACTTTTTTAAATTTTGTTTTCAATGCTTCTCTCACTGTGTTGTATCTTTGTTCCATGGAAACAGAGTCGTGTCTGCCTAGGTACTTGCCATAAAGCCATAATGTCATAAAGTTTCCGCTCATGGCCGACAAGTGCGTGGCAAAATTCTGTGACAATTGATTTCCATATTTACAGTCATAGTTGAAATGAGAGATATCTCTTTCTAGTGGATGCCTCAGCCATACGTAGTGATCACCTGGTTGTGATACGTTGGTATAGTGCCCCATGACTATCTTTGCGTCTCCTACACTGTTATCTCGATTGTATGTCCTTAAGAATGCTTGTTTGATAGGTTCCTGTGGGTCGAAATCTGGGTCATTGCTGACCCTGTAAAGTCTAGTTTTGTCATAAAGTGGATATACCACCAGTGTAGAACCATTTGGTAATTCACCTATGTGTTCTCTGTGTGCCAGTAGCAGTTGTAAAGTACTACCCGCTGTTTTTGGTATGTGATGAAAACAATATTGCACGAGTTATTTAAAACTCTAAAGTACGGACATAAAAAAAGGGCGACATGAAGCCGCCCTCTTTGGTAAACTAAATTTTTTAGCCTTGTGTTGTTGCGTCAACCGGAGTTGAGTCACCAACCATTGATGCTATGACGAAAATTACAATTACTATCGCCACACCAATCATAACTTTTTTATTATTTTTGATCCAGTTTTTCATAATGTTTGTCCTCCTTCTTAAAAGAAGAAAGGGCGACTTAAAAAAAGCCGCCCCTTCAAAAAAATTAAAGTATTGATTACTTGAATTTTAAGTTTGTGCTGTTAACACCTACTAATCCAACGTAGTCAGCCGCGTTACCTAATGAAGATGCAGTGTTTGTTAATTCAACATAACCGTATCTTGTTAAGAAACCAACAACTGGTTCGAAAGTAGCAGGGTCTAATACAACACCAGAACTCATTAAAGGAATGTAAGGACAATAGAATGCCGGAGCATCTGCCTCACTTGAACCTTTGTAACCAACAAGTACTGAAGTGTTATCAGCCGCGTAAGCGTCAACGTATACTCTCATTGCACCGTTTAATGTACCAACAAATTTTGTGTTAGTTGGTGACTCGAAAGTACCTTCAGTTGATCTTGCGAACGCTGAAGTTGTTGCAGATTGAAGAATAGTTAAAGCAGTTGGAGATACTACCGCGTAGTTTCCAGCGCCTCTTCTTGTTCTTGTTGCGATTTGGTTAGCAACTCTGTTGATTAACACAGCCAAAGCCGCGTGTTCATCACCAACGAATGTTGCAGTACCAGATACAGCAGATTGGTCAAAAGACTCAGAAGCCGAACCGGCTAATGTTCTTAAAGAACCAATGATCTCTTGGTCGATCTCAGCAGTAATCTCTTGAGCAAGTGCCGCCATGATTTCTGCTTCTACATCAATCCCTTGCTGTGCTTGAGCATCTTGAGCCGCTTCAAAAGTCCATCTAGCACTTAATTTTCTAGATTTCGCTTCAACCGGTTGTTTCAAGATTTGGATTGATAATCTCTTACCAGGTGTACCCTCTAAAGATGCTGTTGAAGCCGCTTTAGGTGTAGAGTTGTTCTGGTTACCATCTTATTCTTAATGTGTGGATTTGTCCTACAGGACCAGTCATTGGTTGTACACCTACGATCTCGTTAGCGATCACAGTTGGCATAACCCTTCTGATTACTGGTAGAATAACCCTGTTTAGCGTAGCAACGTTACCAGCCGATGTAGCACCTGCTGTTGCTTGTTCAGACAAGTACTTTTTAGTGTTTTCTAACACTACGTCCATTGTCTTTTTCTTGTTGCCTGCTAAACCTTCAGTTAATGCGGCTTTAGTTTCGCCCCATTTAGATTCAAATATTTCTGACATTTGATCTTTCCCCTTTAGTTTAGTTGTTTACTTTTTGTAACCCCGCTAAAACACGGATGTTACTTAAATCAGCATCGTCCCTTTGTGATCTGATCGCCTTGTCACCACTTGCTTCAGAGATCACTCTCTTTGCAGTTGAAACAGGTGCGTCTTCCATCACAGCCGGAAGATACTTGTCGTAAGCAGATTTTAATTTGTCAGTCTGAGTAGACTCTAATAACTGACTCATAACCTCTGCCTTCTCTTTGCTCAATGGTTTGAGCATCTCAGCCATCGTCGCCTTACGTTCCATCAAATCGTTTTGACGCTTCATTTCAGCATCCTTAGATTCAATCACCGTTTTCGCCTCATCGATGGATTTCTCAGCATCTTTAAGTTTCAAAGTCTGCTCATCAACCATTTTTAATAGTTTAGCAGTCTCAGATTTCTCATTTAAGTAAGAATTCTGATACTCTGAAGCAAACGCCTCGAAAATCTTTTTACCAAAGTTAATCTCTCTAGCAGATGAGATGTCTTCTTTAAGAGCGGCAATTTCTTCACCTAACTTCTTAGTCACAGCAGACTCAACTACTTTAGCAGATTTCTTAATGAAAGTTTCTTTCAATTTAGCCAATTGGCCTTTTGCTTCTTTCACTAATTTAACTTTAGTTTCTACAACAGATTTTTTATCTTCGTGGAACTCTTTGATTTCTTTAGCAAGAGCGTTCACAACGAACTCCTCTAACTTAGAAAAGTTCTCACCAACAGATTTTCTATCTGAATGTAGTTCTTTCATCTCGTTTGTAAGTTTGCTTAACACAAACTCTTCAAGTTTTTTAGAATGAGCACCTACGTTTTCTTTGTAAGCGATCTTCTCTTGTGCAAGTTGCTTTCTGTCTTCGATGAATTTGCCAATTTCCTCAGATAACTTTTCAGTCATCATGTTGTCAATCGCTTCGACCATGTTTCCTTTGTCGTGCTCGTATCTTTTAGCAAACTCTTCTCTTAACTCAGCAGTCACTTGCTCTCTGTTTTCTTTTACTTTTGAATCCCACGCTTCTTCGATAGATTTTTTTGTGTCTTCTCCGATCACGCCCGATTCAACTAGTTTTGATATTGCGTCGAACATTTTATTTCAACCCCTTTATTATGTTTGTTAATGCCTCATCGAGGAACTTTTGTGCCTTTTTATCATTCCTAACTTCTGCCGCCAAACCCTTAGCCGCGTGTCCACCTTTTGTATTCATAAGATGTTCGTAAATTGGCGTTGGGTAGGCACCTGGTGCCGAAGGTTGGGCCACAACATCAACTGTTATAATCTCAAAGTCTGAAACCTCGCCCCCACCGTATTCTGATACGTTACCAGAACCTCGGCTTGACACGCCTAGTTTCACACCAGATTCCAACATTGTTTTGACAAGTTGACCCATTGGTGTTGGCAAAATTTTCATTTTGCCGTATCCATTCGGACCGTCCATCCACATTTCAGTAATCATGTGTGAAACACGGTCCAAATTAATTTTTAAATCGTCTGGATGATCTACTTCTCCTAGAACTGAATAACCCGAACCAATCTGATCATTGAGTGTCTTTACTGCTGTCTGTATCTCGTTGACAGGATACACTCTCTGATTGGCATTCTTAATGCCTCCCTGAATACAGATCCCTTTCATGTACAAATCCTTGCCGTCTTTGCCCTCGTGCAATACCTGTACTCTGGCCTGATCAAAGGTTAAATGTTCTCTAAGATATAATGACATCCTGACTCTCCTTAATCAACAATTACTTTGAAGCAACTGGTGATTTTGCTGATTTGTCTGAATGATCTGCCGTGTCAGCCTTGCCTTGCTTCTTGTATGAAGTAGACTTGTCTTTACCCGGAGTATTCTCAAAGTCCGCCATTTTCTGTGCAGTTGGAGCCGGTCTTCCTTTTTCTTCTGCTCCGCCTTTTGCGATTTCTTTCGCGTTCGCACTGTTTACTGGCTTGTTATCTGAGGCTACTGGAGACCCTTTTGCATCCGAATGATCTGCATTGTCCGCCGACTTCTGGATTTTGTATTCATCCATTTTTTCTTTTTTCTTCATGTCGTGCTTTGCTTCCATTGGTTGCACCATTTTTTCTTTTTTCTTCATGTCGTGCTTTGCTTCCATTGGTTGCATTTCGTCAGCAATTGGCTCTTCAATTGGTGCTTCCATTGACTCATCTTTGTCCATGTCGTCACCGTCTTTGCCGGCCATCATTTTTTCGAATTCTGCTTTAAGTTCATCTAAAGCGTCTTCTAAGTCAGCAACTCTTTCTTCTGTGTCTTCGTGATCGTGATCTGCATCGGCCTGTCCATCTTTGTCCATGTCCATACCCATATCATCAGCGGCTTTATCGCCTTCACCTTCTTCTTCAGCAGAAATGTCTTTAACTAACTCGTCAGTAGCGTCTCCGCCAACTTCTTCGATTGCTTCTTCTTCAGTTTTTTCTGCTTCGTCAGTTTTTTCTTCTGTTGCTTCTTCTTTAGAAGTCTCTTCGATTTCAACTTCTTCGCCTTCATCAGTTTCAGTTTCTTCAACTTTATCTTCTGCAGTCTCTTCAACTTTATCTTCTGAAGTTTCTTCTTTTGATTCTACTGCTGTTTCGTCAGTAGTTTCTGCTAGACCTTCGTAGATGTCTCTTGACTTCTCTACTACGATTTCATGAAATAACGATTCCGCTTTTTCAGTCTCTTCGTTTACTAGCAAATCTAATAATTGTTCAAATTTATTTGACATATTACACGTGCTCCTTTATTTGGCAAGTTTGTTACTTATAAGTGTTGTATTTAAGGAAAGAACGCAGAAATGGCCTAATTTACGGCTATTTTTTAGTGTTTTCTTTGGTTATACTATGTATCTTACAGAATTCTTCGTAATCTATGTGTTTAAAGTTTTCAGAGAACTCCAAGTCGTGTGGTTTAAACCATCCTTTTGGAATCACCCTGAAGAATTTTGGCTTAGGAAAATCGGAGAAAACCCTTTTTGTTTGGTTCATCCAGTTGCCGTAAAAAGTCGCTTCGTCCTGGCTTTTTTTGTAGTTTCTAGTGTCTTTGAAAATATTATTAAACTTGTATTGCTTGTGTCTTTCATTCACAGAGTGTCCTTGATAATCAAAACCTAGGATATATATTTCATCAAATCCCTTTTCTGCCGCCATTCTCAATGCTGTTGGCCCGCTTGACCATCCCAGACTAGGTTGGAACCAACGCACATGATCCCTGATATTCGCTTTTTTCTCGTATTGAGCGTTGTAATTTGACCAAACTTGATTTCTTTCTTGGTATCCTGTCTCACATATCTCAAAAATCATTTTAGGGTCTACTGCGATCAAGTAGTCTGGTGTGTCTGTTCTATACACACCGTTGCAGGCAAACACCGTGCCTCTCTCTTTTAGTTCTGTGATTTTTAAACCTCTGCGAGATTCTCCGTTGCCTAGTACAAATGCTGTTTTCATTAATAGTAAATCCAGTCGATGCTTTGTTCTTGACCTTGTACCATCTGTGACAGTTGCTCATATGTGCCACATCTGACGTTACGCGGTGCTTTACTAAAGTATAATTTATATCGAGTGTTGTAGTCAAGATTAATTTTGCTGTTGAACATGTAAAAATCTGTTTCAGGAAATCTCTTGAAAGTCTGTGTCAGGTGGAAAAGCCATTCGTATATGAGATAACTTTTTTGTTTTGCTCTGGATGGATAATTGATGCTGTTCTTGTAGACATTGTTTTGCCAGTTTTCTAGATCATTTTTGTCAGGATCGATCTTTCCTATCATGTCAAATCCAAGCATCACAATTTTATTGTATCCTTGCAAGGCGGCATGTAAGACAGCAGTGCAACCTGATCCCTTTGTTTTTCTAAAATCCTTTACTCTTTTTTTCATTGCTGTTTTTTTACCACGACTGTAAGTGTCGTAATAGGTCATCCCCTGGGGTTTTTCCTTTTTTAAATTCTCTCCATTGATTGTGTAGTTCCAATTTTCTATGTCGCCGACGCCCAGCAAATTGAAACGATAGTTGTTTTCCTGTTTCATTTGGTGTATTTCCATGTACATTGGATAATTTACAGCCATGATGTTGTCGCATAGGTAAGGATGATCTCTGTAAATTGCATTGCAACCATATATAATGCCTTTGCCCTTGAGGTCTGTGATGTCGAAGTCTAATCGGGATTCGCCGTTGCCTATTATAAATGCTGTCGCATTCATTGTTATATCAAATTGTCTGTGTCTGTAGCAGGTTGCCCGTACATTTTTTGTACAAATTCGGCTTCTTGTTTTTGTTCGTCGTCGTGTTGTTCAGAGGCTCTACGCATTTTGTTGATGTCTATCAATCGTAGCCTAGTTTTTCTAGTGTCGCCATCATCTAAAACTGATATGTCGTCTTCAGGATTGTAGTTTTTTAGTTCTTCCCT